TTTGAAGTAGTCATAATAATCATCCCATATATGCGGGCTATAGTTTATAGGCTAAGTGCCCGTATTACTTAACCTGCACACACTTTAACACAGCCAGTTAGGTTATGCAAACCTATGTTACATTAACTTAACTTAACCTAACCTAAGATGATTTCAGGATTTTTAGACGGACGGACGGACGGACGGATTGATTGATTGATTGATTGATTGATTGATTGATTGATTGATTGATTGATTGATAGAGCGAGTGAGTGAGTGAGTGAGTGGGGGAGGGATAGAGGGATAGAGCGATAGAGCGATAGAGTAGAGTGATAGAGTAGAGTGATAGAGTAATAGAGTAGAGCGAGCCTCGGTCCGTCTATCGCTCAGTCTTAGTGAACGTTCCTTCAATCACGTTCGATCGTTTCTTGATCATGGCCTCGAGTCGAGTGAGTATGTCATCCTTGGACATTAAATCGATCTTCGCGGTAAGTATCTCGCGTCTATCAATGTAGAGTCCTCCGGCCTTGCCTCGATGGACCTCCGCTGTGATGGCTGCGGATATCTGTCCTTGGTCCTTGGCCTCTTCTCGGAGTTCGTGGAGAGTGGACAAGTGGTTCTCCAGGGAAATAGCATCCTTCTCTGAAGCTGTAATTTCTAAGTCAATGAGGTAGTTTCGCACCATCGGGTTATGATTTAGTAGAACACTGCCTTGTGTCTTGGCACCCTTCCGATCCTTGGTATACCCTGCTTTAATAGCAGCATCCGTAGCTGTTTGTCCTTTGATATACTCCTTACAAAACTTCTTTTGTTTAGAGTTGAGTGGTTGCCACGTCTTACCCTTGTCGTCAACGAATGCTGTGCCATCATCTGTTGGAATAAGTGCGGTGTATATTAGCTGTTTCATAGGCGTCCCGAGAATCCAATAGAGTTATTGCAATTCTAATAGAAAATTAATCTTTTTATATACTTTTCTCATGCCCTCTAGGTATCTTACCTAGAGTTTCTAATAACTAATAGAAAACCTATTAGTTTTGACTAACACAACAATCGAGTAACCCAGAGACTTGTAGATTGATTCTATTAGTATATTAGAGATATTAGTACTTCTGCAAAACTTTTTTCAAAAACTTTTTTATTTTACCAGATAACAATACCGATAGATTAATAACCCTTTCTACGGTCGTACCATGCTCTGATACAAACTCGTAATACATTCGGACCGTTAACCTCCATTCCTGTCTCTTCTTTGAGTAGGCTTTTGATATTATTAATATCTTTAAGTATGTCTTCTTGTCTAATCATGCAGTGAGTTATTTCTTTCTTTTCCATCATAATCGTTCTTCTTTTGATATTATGCTTTGATACTCTAAAGCTGACCAAGTCCATTTACCAACCAAAGGAACCTTAAAATATTCAGTAAGGGCACTACTACCTAACGAACCGCCTAAAGATACAGCTAAATAATAGAAGTCTTGATCAGGAACGTAAGCAACTTTGACCATACTGTAAGAACCACCGTCAAAAACAGGAAAGTAACAACTATCATAAATAGTGTGCCATTTTGCCTGCAGCGGTAAATCAGCCATTAACTTATCAAAATGTTTATCATCGTGTCCGTCACACTCGTTAAAATGATAGCCTATCTCATCAGTATCGCTTAAATGACTCGTTATACTTTTAATTATACTAGCTACTCTAAGTTTTTCGGGATCAGTATCTGATTCGAAAACATCAGGGTCAAGCATGTTTTTCTTAGTAATTTTAGCACTCATAATCACATTCCGTCTTCGTCGTAATAAATCGCCGACTCGGTTACTCCGAAAGTTTCACCTTGTCTATCCTCGTTGATTTGTTTTCTATGCCTGAATAGAAAACATTGGTACTCTATCTCGTAGATAAAGTGGGCTACGTATATCCAATCGTCATCTTCCATCGTATAAATATACATTCCAACAGGTCCCATCGCACCGTGAACATCACCTGCGTACTGTTCTTTCATTTTAGATTGTGCGGTATCTATCGCTTTAGTCACAATTATCGCGATATCGCTAGAGTCGTCCATCGCTTCTTGTATATAGTCATCGTGAGTAGACTCCCATGAGAACACATCCGCTTCTTCAAATCTATAAGTGCGGTATATATTAATAGTTTTCATATATTTCTCCTTTCTATAGTTTATTTAATAAAAATCAGCCGTATATGCTGCGTGTACCCATCAAAGCACCTCTAACATTAAATGCCCTTTATCCAAAACGTCGCTATCGTACACTTTACTAAGTTTTGCGGCAAAATATTCGTCGTCCCCTACACGAAGTGTAACTGTTTGGTGCTGAGTGGCCTTCGGATATTTTTCTAATATGATTATAAGTTCTCTGTAAGTCACTTTAGTTTCTCCTTTCTAGTTTTTAATTCTAAAGGCTATGGATTTTTCAGTTTCCTCGGCGGACTCTACTTCTTCCCAGTCCACTACTATATAGGTAGCATTGTCTATTATTGCAATCGCAACGTCTAAGTTATCCCCTAATTGAAAATATTCAGCAGTCTCTGAAAATATCATTAAAGTCATATCTATATGAGAATTTCGAGGACTCCAGTCTTTACGGTACTCAACGTTACCCTGATATGAACCTACAGTGCTTAAGCTTTTCCAATCATCCATAATCTTTCTCCTTTCTATAGTTTAAGTTATAGTACCGCAATCAATCGAACGTTTACCGCATCTTCCGTGTTAAGTACTAGCGGTGGAGTCGGGTATATCTCCATGTGCTCAGCCCATTTATTATTAATCTTAAGTACCTTTTCGAGCTTATCTTTTCCTTCAGTCGGGCGGAAATCAGGATAGTTTCGCTGCCAGTTTTTCATTTTTTCTAGGTAGGCACCGTCTGTCCAGTTTTTTACTAACGATTTTCGTTTATACGTTTTAATCCCACAATCCGCTAAGTCGAACCCTTCGGCCTTAACTTTAGTTTTGAGCACCTCTATAAAGTCATAGGCTAAAAAATCGTAACATTTAACTAAACGCCTGTATCGGTCTTTAGCGTCTAGCCAATTTCCGGGGTTATCTAAGAAGTTATGGCCTATTAATTCGTTAGCTTTTGCCTCCCAGATATCGTCAGTCGAACTGTATAAACGAGTCATACCGCATTCTTTCGCCGCTTCATTCATACATTTCGCAACTAATTTACTATTTATTAATTCTTTCATAATCTTTCTCTCTTTCTATAGTTTTTCTAGGGCGGTTTTACCCTAGGTACTTATTATAACTACCAGCCCCCCGATTTTAAAGCAGTGCCCGATAAACCCCATAGCTGACAACCGCTACGGTATAAAAAAGTACCAGCACGGCTAGATAAGGCAGCACTTTTTCGGCCTGTGCTACCCTGCGCGTATAAAGGTCTTGATGATCAGTGTTGTCCATTGCTTTCTCCTTTCTTTAGTCGTTATCGATTACTTCGCCATCTACGACGGGTATTTGGTCTAGGTACGTTTGCATTTTTTCGTCTTCATTAAAATGATGCCGCACTCGAGTGATTGCAAAATAAACATCTCCATCAAATTCTAATGTTTCATGGATTACATAATCGAAGGTCTTATCCGTGAAAGTATAGATGTACGTTGCGTTGTCTGACTCCGCTTGCCCTCCTTTCCAAACCTCTACTGCATCGTCTCGTAGACAGACGCGGTCTTTTCCCGTTATCGGAACGCCTTCTGGCTCGTCCCACTTAATAACGTATTCCGTAGATTCTTCCGCTAACTCAGGAGGTAGATCGAATGTATCATGTCCATCGTTAACTATCCATACTTCGGGAGAGTACTGATCTTCTGGGTTTTCGCTGAAGTTTAACGCGGGGTTTATCAAAACCCATTTTCCGTTCGTATAGGTCATGATCTTTCCTCTAATTTATCTATGATAACATCTAGAGTATCTATATAGGCAGTGTGGTGTTTATCAGCAGAGGCTAAATCTTCAATCGTCAAACCAATTTGACTGTTTGCTACTAGCAGACCATAATGATCTTCAGTTTCTAAAGAATGAAGTGCGTTCCCTATTTTCATATTTAACGTATTTAGCGATATTCCTTGGCTCATCTGAAGCTCAAACTCCTCATGAGTAGCTGCAAGCGCATCGTTAGTTAAACGTGCAAGAGTCGCTAACTCTGTTTGGTCTAAACAACACGTCGTGTAACCAGTGCTAAGTTTTGCTACTGCTTTTTTGTCTTTACTCATTGCTTTCTCCTTTCTATAGTTTATTTATCGGTAAAATCTAAAACCTTACCGTACCTATAGTATAGGTACGAGTAGCCCGAAAGTAAAGCAGTAAGCGAGTACGTATATTTTATGCTTGGATACTTCCACATTCTCGGGCTTTGCGTGCGTATTCTATGAGCGTATGCTCAGGCTCCCAACTCATATCACGCTCTATCTTGAGTCCCATCGGCGATCTAATTTGCAGTAATTGATCAAGAGACACATAACCTAATTCTGGGTGGCCCATCCCTAAATCGCACAGCCCGAAGAACACCTCATTCTCAGCGTCGTATTCAGACAACAACCATGTAGCAGCGCCACCAGGATTGAATAACTTCAAGTGCGGCTTGTTGTTTTCGCAATCAAAAACTGCGTTCGTTAGCTTATTTTCGATCTTTTTAGTCATCAGTTTCATTTTCTTTCTCCTTTCTCTTTTTTTGAGTTTTGTGCATAGTGCTTAATAAGTCTGAGTCGCTCCTGTTCCTCTAACGGCTGAA